GGATTATGACAGGTCTCACAAGTCTTCATTGTCCAAGACCAAGTAGTAGAAGTAGGTTCAGTTACAAAGAATGAATTGATGTATGATAATATTCTGTTAAGCATAATGTATCCTTATAAGTTATACATAGAGGAAATAAATGCATGCAGTACGTTGTACCGCTGTATGGATTTATATTATACTCATCTGAGCAGGGGTATGTGAGTGTAGTGTACGAACATAGGGTATGCTCGAAGAGTATAACAGGGTGGGTTAAATGTAACGGGTAACACACTGTTGTGTGCGTGTGTTACACCTTAGTTGAGGACAACTCAACAGTTCAACTCAACCTGAAATACAACGGGCACCCTGAAACGTAGGGGGGTGCATGCAATATGTTCCCCTCACACACATTCTAGTGATACTTTCATAAGAGTACTTGAAACTATTGCTCTATTAAAGCGTTGTATAGTTTAACATAGCGTCTTAACTTAAAGTAGTGTATGAAAAGCAAACTTAAACGTGAGTATGAGGTATTCAATATTGAGACAGGTGAATGGGAGTCTCAGGTAATGACAGATGAGGAATATCTAGAGTTACAGCATAAAATGGATGTATCGGCTGATCAGATCGATGCCGAATATCAGGTCATAACTCGTATTATTTCTCAGCAGATGGGTTTACCTCAGCCTCCAAAAGAGAGTATGGATTAATACATAGAGATATATATATAAACATATAGCTATATGAACATATAGCTCTATGTACATATAGCTAAACGTATGAAAATAGAAAGAAGGATCAATAAAAAGACTGGTAAATACCCAGTATATACGGAAGAACAAGCCAAGCAAAAAGGCTATGATTACGTATATTGGAGACAAGCTCAAATAGGCGACTGGGGTTTAACAGATGATGGGTATGTGGCTGAATGCTATGACCGTAAAGACTATACAGATAAGAACGGAAAAGTAAAAACATTCATCAAATTGACCTGTGGGGTAGGATGGGATAGCGGATTCTCTAAAATAAATTTTTTAGAAAATCATAAATATGGGGTATATAGTAAAACAAACCCCAAAAGGACTTGGGATGAGCAGGAATCTGGCACTACGAGGAGCAAGAATACTATTAACACTTATGCGAATATGCTACTTAACAATGGTCAGGTGGACTATTCAGTTCTCGGACAGATCTATAGACCTGATCAAAAGATTCCAGAGGCAACCGTTAGAAGATTTCTTAAACAAAAGGTGGCAAAACGCATGGTTGAAAAGAAAATAAAAGAATTATTAAGTGATAAGGCCATTAATAAAGAGTTTGCGGTAGATAATATTATCCGTGCTCTACAAATGGCTGAATCAAAGGGGGATGTGAACAACTTCTTAAAGGCAAACGACTATCTGATGGATCTATTAGAGATGAAACCGAGTAAACAACTCATAACAGACACCATACAGGTCGATATGACCAAGCAAATAGCAGATACTATAGCCAAAGAAGATAAAAGACTCACTCTCAAGAGGAGTTCTGAAACAAATGAAGTTAGTGAATGAAGCAGAACGTGAATATGAGGGTATAACAGATAATAGGATGAAAGATGAGCAGCTAGAGGTGGCTGTCAAGGCACTACATGTCATTGCGGTCATGAATGAGGGTTCATCTAGTCCTATATCGACCATAGCCATTGATGCTTTAAAAGAAATGGAGACATTTGGATATTTATACGAGCAATTCAACTCTGATTACGATTAATTGTCAGAATATTGCTCTATTAAACAAGCTGAATGCCTATTTGCAGGTATTTATGAGGGAAATGTACATTGTGGGCTTAAAAAAGGTACATTATTAGAAACAAAGGTCGTTAATATGACCAAATGTCCATATAAGCCAAAGAAACGTGGAAAATTTTAAAAAATATTATAAATATGGCAATGAAGCAGAAAAGCGATTTGTTAAAAGCTTACAGGTCTATGGATTTAAAAATAAAAAATCTTCAGATCATGATGATATAAATAACCATTGGGATTATCTAGTTAATTTTCCTTTTAAGGTAGATGTAAAAAGCTCTAAAAGGTTAAATAAAGAAAATATACATCCAAGTGATGCGTATATTGTATTAGAAATAAAAAACGTACATGGAGATAAAGGTTCTATCTATGGGGACGCTGATTTTTTTGCATATGAGCTATGTAATTATTTTGTACTGGTATGCACAAAGGTATTAAGGCTATGGATAGCCACATCCGTAGATATGGAAGATAATGTAGGTCATGTACGAAATTCTTATAAAAAAGTATATACAAGAAAAGGTAGAGAAGATCTAATGACCATATTGCCATTAGAAGCTATTAAGAAAATGTCTTCAAGTATTATATTGAAAAATGTCAGTAGAGCATAAAAACTATATACAAGATAAACTAAAAACCAATATGATCATGTTCGGTAAGGTCATTATGCCGAATATGTTCTCTGCAGCATCACCAGATTTTCATTATCAGATAGCAGATGCTATAACCGATAATAATAAGAAACAGGTTAACATAATTGCCCCACGTGGTCATGCCAAATCCTCCATCGTTGGAGGTGTTTATCCCTTATTCCACATCATGAATGACAGTGGGGCAAAACTTATTGTGCTGGTATCCCGTACCCAAGACCACGCCATCAAGCTCCTTGGAACGATCAAGGACACCATAGAGTACAGCGAATCCTTCAGGCAGATCTATGGGTACTGGGGTCAGCACAGTGCAAAACAATGGTCAAAGACAGAGATAGAGTTAAAAGATGGCTCTATGATCATCTGTAAAGGTACAGGACAGCAGTTACGTGGTATAAAGGTAGGCAGTCAACGTCCTACGCTTATTATTGTAGATGATCCAGAGGATGAGAACAATACAAAGACAGCTGAGGCAATGGAAGCCAATCTAAGATGGCTATTGCAGAGTGCCGTGCCCTCATTAGACCCTAAGAAAGGAAAGATCATTGTTATTGGGACTCCACAACATCAAAGATGTATGGTAGAGGTGTTAAAAGACATGAAAGGCTGGAAGAATATGCATTTTAGTCCAGATCTGAATAATAACATAGCTTTATGGGAAGATTGGCAGCCTATATCTAAATTGATACAAAAAAAGGAAGAATTAGAGTCTATAGGCAGGAG